GTTATATAGTATATCTATTTATACTTATATTTTAGCTTTCTTTATATCAATGCCGGGTGGTTCCGTGCTGTTACCCTTTGTATCTGGGTCTTTTGCATTCTTTCCGAGATTAGTTGTCGCTCTGTCAACTTCCATTTGACCTTGTGCTATCATTTGCTGCGTTTCTAAAGGTACACCAACACCTGTTGCATTTTCTTCTTCCATTTCCTTATCCATTTCTATCATTTCTTCTTCAGTCTGACGTAAAATCTTACGCTTCACATAGTCACGAGAGTAGTAAGTTCCGATGTATGGTTCAATCTGAGTCATGAGATTGAGTCTCTCATTCATCAACTCAGTTTCTTTGAGTTCTGCAAAATGATTATCATAGAGATAGTCGAACTGAATATGTTCTGCCATCTTATTCCAATCTTCTGGTGTCACTATGTTTTTGAGAATTAATTGTGTCTTGAGAAGATCTAAAAATACACCACTAAATCTCTTTCTCAAGCGACCAACAAACTTACTGAACATAAGTTCGTCACGCAAAATTTCTGAAGATCTACCTAAATTGAATCCACCATCTGCACCTATTCTTGACTCAGGTACATTGAGTGAACGATATAGTTTTTTCTGGAAATATTCTACGTCTGTGAGTTCGCCTAAATTCTGACCACCGGGAAGTGTTGTGATCTCTGTTCCACGACCACCTTCTCTTCTTGGTAACCAGAAATCTTCAAGCATAGACATAAATTTTTTGTCATCCTTAATCTCTCCAGTGTTTGCATCATATACAAGTTTGTTTCTGTAACGACTCATTACATCACGCAAGTATTGTTCTGCTTTTACTTTTGGTAAGTTACCGACATCAATGTAAAATATTCTTCTTTCTGGTGCTCTTGATAATCTGTAGATAACAAGAGAGTCCTCAATCATACGTAACTGATTGAGTGCCTTGATTGACTTATGTAAATATGATAAACCAATGTGTTTGTTTCTATCTACTAAACCTGATGAGCAATATGTAATTGCATCTTTCGCAATCTTAACACCTTTACCTGCAATACTACCATACTTCTGTGCAGTTCCTTGTGGATAGTATGTGTAGAATTCTACAACCTTTGTATCTTCAGTGACAGACTCGCCTACAGATCCTGATGGTTTAACTTCGTATCTCTTGTCTTGATCCTTTGGTCTGATTCTCATCAACTTGATTTTCAATGGATCGATATATCTTACTTCTTCTAATCCTAATTCTGGTTTTTGAAGATCAATTACTTTGTGGTAGTAGAGTCTACCATCTACATACCAGTTTCTGAATATTTCGTGTGCCTTCTTATCAAATCCGATTAGATCTTTGATATACTTGAACTCGTCTCTTATTACATTCTTCAGACTTGAACTTGCATTTAGATTATCTAAATCTATTTCTACAGGAGAATCATTTAGGTCCGCAACAATCGCTTCATTGACAACATGTTCCACAGCAGTATCACACTCTGGGTGTAATGCCATGTTACGATATTTTCTAATGATGTCGAATTCTGTTCTGAATACTCCTTCAATATCTACATACTGACCGTAAAATCCTGAACTAAGATAATAGTCAGCACCATCCTCATTGTTTGGGGGGACGGGACTGACTACACCTTTCGACTTCTTTTCTTCATCGTCTATTGAGAATCCAAAAAGTTTTGCCATTATTATATTAGACTTATAGTAATCCTATTTATTATACCACAGATGGAGCACCTTGTCCATCAGCACCCTTATACGCTTCCCAGTACTGAACTTGAAGTGTAACTTGGAACTCTTCGATACCCTCTGTATCATAATTGAGTTCGATTGGTGTAACCTGACTTGGCCAACAACCTTGCATGTAATACCTTCTAAGAACTGGAAGTTTTGAATCACTATCGATTGCTTTACCTTCAGTAAACTTCGCTCTTCCAAGTTGGTTTACAATCCAGTTTACCTGATAGTCGCTAGGGTTAATAGTTCCTGATCCGTCAGATACTTTAGTGATAAAGTTTGCCCACTTCTCAAATGCTTCTCGAAGTTTGAAATCACCGTCGTTGATGACTGTGATAGTCCATGGGTCAAATCTTCTATCACCCGCGACCTTAAGTTGTCTACCTCTAAACGGAACTACAACTTCTGCGATGTTTGATGCAGGAAGTTGTGCTCCCTTGATCATCATTCTAAAAGTTGTATCACCTATCTCAGGAAAGATATCTTCTGTAGGAAATGCCATCTCAACCTCAAAAAGATTGGGACGAGCACCACCTTGAACTAATCTTGCCTTGAAATCATCAATTGTTCTAGTATTGTTGGCTACTGAAAAAATGTTCTTATCCATTTGTTATACCTCCTAAACTGTGCCTACAACTTCACTGAAGGAAACTCCAGTTCTTGTTGCGACGAATGTTAGTCCTATGAAGTTAATCGACCTTGCTGGCTTCAGGAATATGTCTGCCACAAACTCATTGCGGTCAATAACATCTGGTGTGTTGTTTGTTTCATCACAAACAAGTAAGAAGTCTGTGACTCCTCGTTTAGTTTGAACATCTCTTAGAAATGGTTCAACAATGTTGACAAAGTTTGATCTTGTGCCTGCATCGTTAAGTTCAAAGAGTTGAGCATTTGCTGCTGCTTCAATCGCTTTTTCTACTGTGATGAATAATCTTCTGACGTTGATGCGATCAAATGCACTGCTAAATGCAAGTGCAGTCTTATCACCAAAGAGAGTAATTCCAGATCCGGGTAATGAGACAACTGGGTTGATTCTTTGTGAATACAACTGATCTCTATCTTCTTGTCCGGGATTGTATGATAGTTTCACTGCATGTGCAAGTGAACCTCTTGATGTTCCTGCGGGTGAGAACCATGGGAATTGATTGACATCTGTTCTAACACAAAGTCCTGCGATGTCATTTGAAAGTGGCATGTAATTGAACTTCTTGTTAAATCTATCATAGAAGTATTGATATCCACTATCGAATACAGCGTATGATGATGATGCTAATGGTGCGAAGAATGAGAGAACATTTGCTAGTTGATTCCCTGACGAACTTACATTTACAACTGAATCGCGATTAGGTGAGATAAAAGCAACACAATCTTTTCTTGATTCGCAGATTGATATAAGTTTTTGTGCTTTTGCTTGCTCTTCCGATACTGACTTAGATGCACCACCTTGTAGTAAAAATCTGATATCAGAATTTACTTTGTCTGACAATTTATCATAAGCATTAAGCACATCACCTAGATCAGCGTCATATACTCCAATGTGTCCATTGTAGTCTTTACCACCTTTTAATGTGTAACTCTTATTACCTATAAAGTTGAACTTGGTGTCTTTAGCATCTTGTCCCCAAGCACCTTCTCCTGCTGAGAGAGGTGTGACTCCACTACCGAATCCACTTGCTAGTGGTTCTGTTTTATGGAAAGTGTCTGCAGCATTTACAGGAGATAAACCGGCAAAAATGTACTCAGACTTATTAGCAATGACGTTTTTGTAATATATGTCTTTGTTAGAAGATTCTTCAGCGTCTTGTGCCTTTGATAAATTGCTAAATTTTTCTAGTAATGATCCTGTGTTTCCTGTAATAGTGCCATCAGAATCAATAACAACGATGTTAATTGCATCATTGCTTCCATTTCTCTCCGAGACATATGAGTTTGTCTTTGGTTTTGGTAATACTGATCTCCACTTGATTGTGATAGGATCAGTTCCACCATCTGCTCTTCCAGTAGTGATGTTCTGCTGATTGTACCAATCTGATAGTACCGGTGATCCGGTAAGTTTCCATGGATCACTTACTGCTACTGATGAGATACCAATCGTAGTATGTTGACCGTCAGATCCTGTCTTGAACTCTAGTTGTGAGTTTTGTTGATATGTTGTTGCAGTTTCGACTCCTGCAATAACTGTTGATACAACCTTGACGTCAATGAAACTATTACCTACGCCAGTTATAATACCCTTCAGGTAATCATGAACTCCGGGTGATCCGGTTGTTCCTATACCAATGTTTACACCACTCAATGCTTGAGTTACAGCATAACCCACAGCAACAGGTTTAGTAGTATAAGAAGTTGTTCCTGTACCAACTACTGTTGTTAGAATACCAGAAATCCTTTGGTCTGCTGCGTTATCAATAACACATACCTTTAGGTTTTCTCCCCATGATCCGGGGTTCTTTGCTGCCCAATAGAAATTGGTCGAATTGATTTCATTATTATTATAATCATCGTAGTTTTCGATGACTAAAGTTGTGGTCGATGCTATTCCAACTCCTGCGTTGGCATTAACCATTTGTGATCCTGCAGCATTTCCACCACCGGCACGAACAACATCTAGTTGTCCTCCATAAGATAAAAAATTAGATGCAGCATACCAAGTTTCATAGTGATAGTCAGTTAGACCTACACCGGGACCTCCAAACTTGTCTATAAGTTCTTTTTCATTATTGATCCTGCAAATTTCATTTACAGGTCCTTTTTTGAATGGTCCGGCAATACCGGCAGCAACGTTAATGCTTGCATTTACGCCACCTCTGGTAAGGTCAACTTCTCTTACACTGATACCCGGAGATGATAGTCTGAGTGCCATGTAAAGTTCCTGTGATTCCCTACTGTTTGATATTAATATTTAGAAAAAAACACGCTTACAGAGGGGAAACAATGCATGAACCCTACCAATCTGGATACAATTCAGGTTTATTTTTTCTTCTCTTTGACTTGACTCTAATTTTTGTGCACTCTTTACACTCATAAGAATATGCAGATGGTGTAGTTCTATTATTTCTTGTTCTATAAAACTCACTCAACAAGTCTTTAGTGATACCACAAGTCCTACATTTTCTTTCAGCAAATACTAGATGATCTAGTGAAAAAGTATCTTCAAATTCCATTCCTACTGTCATAGGTCATGATCCACCAAATAACTACACCTACTGATACACAGAGTATGAATACCATCCATATGATTGACCAGACTATCATCTATAATCCCACATATAAGAACGATCACCATACTCATCAACTTTCCATACATCTCCTGATGAGTCAACAATTTCATTCTCTTCATCATTCAACCCATCTGTCATAAATCCAAAAGGTGCCATGTCTTGTTCGATTTGATTTTTTTGTTCTTCATAGATTCTTTTTCTGACATCATTGTCAGTCATCTCTTTGAAGTATTCCTGTGCAACCAACCAT